ACTTAGTATAAATTTAAAGTATGAATGATAAACATCGTTAACGGTATTAAAAAAAAAATAAAATATATAATGAAATACAATATATAAAATATATAAAAACCTCCGACTCGTCCGAACGGTTTTTTATTTGCAACATATCGTTGTTGCACGTATCAAAAGATACACGTTTCCCCTAAGGTGCTGCGGGAACAGCTGAATACACCCAAAAGGAGGGTACATTCAAAAAATAATGCATAGCATAATCTGTTCCAGCTGCCACATAAGTGTACAGAAATTGCTTGTCAGCAGTAGTGATATCAGTCTGAAAATCTGCCTCAATTATCAGTGAATCATAAATAGATCCATCAGCAGCAGAACCGGTATTACACCTATTCTTATTAGTTGAAGCAAACTTGTAATTACTATAATTTGGCAATGAAACATTCAATCCACTTTGAGTAGCATTGTTAATTATAGCAGAACCAGAAGCACCACTAGGCTTATTCACAATAGCCGCAGCAAACTTATTGACAGAATTTGCGTTAGAGCTAACAGTCGTAAAATTTGTATTAGGATAAATCTGTTGATTATCACGATAAGCGCGAATATGATTAAGCTCAAGTTTACCTGCAAAATTAAATGTATAATTTACAGAACCACGTTGACACATAAACGCAGGCAAGAAATATGACATCAAAGTCATATTACACCAATTATACGGATAAGTTGTCAAAGGTATAATCACTCCATTAGCTGATAATTGTCCACCATTAGCATAACCTGGTGATAGTGGATTTCTAAACACTTTCTTAACTAATACATTAGTATTACCAACTGTACTAGAGGCAGGTATAATTGACTCTTGAGTGAGTAGATTATAACGCCTCATCAATTGCCTCATACTAACAATTCGTTCACCCATATGAACCAAATATTGATCATCTGTAGCAGTCTTAGTTTCTGCCAAAATCATAGGATCAGCAACAATAGTCTCAGTAAGAATCTCACTTTGGGAAGAAAAGAGAGATAATCTATTGGTTTTATCTGTTTCCGTAGGATTTGCAAATTCGATATCATCTCCAGCCTTTACATAAACAAGTACTTTAATACTTGTAGAAGCAGTAGGAGAGGTCAACTGATTTAGAACACGAATAGTCAAGAATCCATTATCATAAAATGGATCATAATTATACGAGTTAGTAGTCAAAGTAGACCAATTTCTACCAGCAGCGGTAACATCATCACGAACAGACAGAAATTGCGTACCCTGCTGATATGGAACATGAAATTCCACATCAGTAGTCTCTCCAATATCAACAATAGAAGTATGTACAACACCACTCGTACTAGCTGTATTGCCGATATTAGTACCAGTGGTACCAGTGGGGTCAAAATTAATTAACAACCGACCCTTATGATATTTGGATGCAATAATATGAAATCGAAAAATCATAGTACCGCGCCACTGAGAAAAGCAATTCGCAACATACGCCATAGGTGTATAGTACATGATAGAAGCTGCGGGTGCAGTAGCAGCAAAAACTTCATACTGATATGGATTAATACGAGATTGAAATAACAACGTATCTACAGCATCAGAAGATGCCCAAGTAGCAGAAGTTAAATAACTCTCACGAGATGCAATAGATTTAATCGACATCTCATCCTCACCATTAGCTAAACCAACAATCCGAGGATCAATAGATAATTCATTCTTAGGATCAATAGTAAGCTTCTGAACGGGGTATGAAATACTAGTAGAACTCAATTTGGGAAATTGCTCATTGATAACTGGACTAGTATCATCAATAACAGGAGGATTTGAAAAACCAAAAATTCGAGCTATTTTAGAGACAGCTTGTGCACCAATTTGGGTAGCAGTAGCAAATGGTCCAATGATTGGTAGATCTGATAACAAACCAGCAGCATTGGCAATAGCACTAGCAGGAGCAGATATGGCACCATCACCATATTCATCCGATTGTGCTGCATAAGCAACCGTAGCACCAGATAACTCCAAATTCTCAACCCAGCAGTAAGTAACCACAGAAATTGAACCTGTAGCAGCACCATTTGCACTTTGTAATTGAGTCCAAATATAATAGTCCAAATTACCCAAATCGGCAAAATCCTGAGAAACTGTACAATCTAACCAATTTTTGGGAAAGATAAATGGTAACATCATTTCATAGGAACTATTCTCACCGGGCACAATAGTTACATGTGGACGTTGAGATAGTGGTACAGCTTCCTTAAAACTACTTGGCAAAATAGTAGAAGGATTATAAGCTGTCAGGGGTTGCCAGATTGCTTTCAAAGCACCAAATAAGAAAGGTGAAGCTGTGATCTGAATTTTAACTTTAAGATCACCCCTAAACCAAGCGTAATTGTTCAACTTGTTCTTAACATAGGCATTGGCAGCCCAAAGTTGAAAAGGTGCAGTTGTTGATTTCAAACCAGTAGTTTCAGATAAAGACCATACCTGATTACTAATACGTACTGGACGCTTAAAGAAATCAGCAATAGATACATCTGTATTACCATCCGAAGCTGAAAATACATGATTAGAAGCTGCTGTGCCCGCAATAGCTGATACAGCACTATCAACAAAAGTAACAAGACCTGTCTTAACAGGTTGTGTGCTTTTTGGACCATCGTCCAACAATTCTGACTGAGCCATATATCTAATATAATGTTTATTTATAACACTACGTGTAGCAGGACTCAAAGGTAATTGAAAATTACCAAATTTACTGAATGAGTCAGTATCACTTTCATTAACTGAATGAAAACCAGGCAAAAGTTTTTGCACTTTTGCACGCATTGTCAATCTTCCACAGGATTGACTACCTCGTTTATTGTTGGAAACTTTAATTTACGATGTAAAGCTAGTCAGGCTAAAACAAAGGATTTAGACTATGGGTTTACTCCCAGATTGGTATTTAATGGGTACCGCCCGGTGCGAATTTCTCCGCATTGGTTTTGTCACCAAATCTCATCCAAAATTCATAGATGAGTTGATTATAATCAGGAAAAGTCGAATCTCTTACCCAATCAGTTAAATTACAACGGATAACCAATCCCTTGAAATATTTGTGTTTTTCTGCATAAACATCTTTTCCATAGAAAAAATATTCACGCAGAGCTGTCTCAATAACACATACAGCATGCGCTTCCGGCGCCAAAACATCAGATTTAAGACATGTGGTTAACATTTTATCAAAAGATGTTGAATCTAATGGCGCAACTATTGTCCCAATATCTTTATCGAATACAAACTTCCGTTTAAGAAACGATGAATCATCAATGTGGATATAAGGAACACTTTCAGCTTCCTTTTCGGCCATAGTATATTCAACACCAATCAACTTCATGGCAACAGCTATTCTAGAATGATTGAAATTTGGACATTCAGATGATACACCCATAACATTATCATCTCCATACGTAGCTAATTTAACATACTTCTGAAAAGTAGTAACAGATTTACCACTAATAATCATATATGCATATCGCATATATAAACTATTCACCAAACAGTTAATAATAACAGTTAGTGGATGACCAGAAGGATTACCTTGGATTTCAATGTAATCACCGTTAAAATCAACATGAGGAAATGCTGTATCATAGGCTATGCAACGAAGAACCATCAAATCTTCATCACACCATCCTGCCGCTTTTGATAGTCTAATAAGAATTTCGAAAGCAGACAGAATAAAGGATGCAGCCATTTTCTTATCAAATTTACCATAATCTCCAGCAATAATACGATCTTTTCCAAACTGTGTCAAATAAACATAAAGTTCATTCCACTCCTTGGATTGTGCAACAATGCCTGGCATCGCTTCAAAAACAAAAGGGTTATTTTGAATAAGACGAATATGGGATAGATAAAAACGACGAACAACAATCATCCAAGCAAATTCACCACCGGTAAAAACTCTAGTTTTACCGGCAGCAACTTTCTTCAATGGTGTAGCTTCATCCTTTAAGTGCCCACAAAATTGTGGATGAAATCTTTCTCCACGACTGTAAACTGTCTCAATTTCTTTGATGCGATCAACGATCACATCGTCCAAAGATTCAATATTACCAGTTGATGAAACATCCATAAAAAATTTCTTTGATTTCTTAAAAGGATTACCAGCACTAGTGGAGCAATTGATACGATCTACAAAGGCAATACCATCAACACCATTAAGGGCTACATCTTGCGTATAAACTTCTAAATCTTTAATCTTATCTCCTAAAGATGATATTAAGTCATTGAAGAAAGCATCTTCACACTCCCTTAATTTAGAATTATGATGAGTATGGGTATGTGCAGTCATATCCTTTATGGCTAAATGCCATGGTTTCCAAGACATATCAGGAGCTCCATAAGAATCATTATAGCCATCTTTAATTACCTCTTTATGTAAGAGAGTACGGGTAACCTTAGATTTATGCTTCGGTCGATAACCAGAAAAACTACCAATTACATTAACGTTACCTTTATCTAAAAAGCGTAACGCAGATTTTGGATGTACATCTACTAATGTTCTTTCATATCCTGGAGCACTAATATTTGGTATTCCACAATCAACTTGTGGTTCATATTTTCCCAAAATACCACGCAACATCTCTTGCGATATATGTTGGAAAAAGAGTCGACCTGGTTTTCCACAAGTATGAGATCCCAATAAAACTTGAGAATCACCTACATTAGCTAAACATATAGATCCACAATCTCCATTTTGAGTATCTTGACCAACAAAACCATGATATCCTGG